TGTGTACTCTAAATACCTTGGGGGGTAAATAATCATGGCTGTATCTGCTGTTGTAGCTTTAGCTTCCACTGCCGCAACAGCGGTTACTGTGGGCCTTACCACAAGTTTTATAACTGCGTTTGCCGTAAACTTTGCCCTTGGTGCTGCACTTAAGGCACTCACACCCAAGCCCTCTGTTGGTGGTATCGGGGGTTCTAACCGTGGCTATCAAACTACGGCTATTGGCACAGCACTAGACCACCAGATTATCTATGGTAAGGTTCGTGTTGGTGGCGCTCGTATATACGATGAAGCCACAGGAAGCACTAATGAGTACCTCCACAGGATCATTGCTTTTGCTGGGCATGAGATACAGTCCTTTGATGAAATCTATATTAACGATGAGTTAGCTACGCTGGACGGTAGTGGTAATGTTACTTCCCCAAGTAAGTACAACGGTAAAGTCCGTATCAAGTTACACCTTGGTTCACCAGATCAAGCTGCCGATAGTTCTCTCGTAAGTGAATCTGCCCACTGGACTTCCGAACATAGGCTCCGTGGTATTGCCTACATGTACATACGCCTCCAGTTTGATGCTGATGTATTCCCCAATGGTATCCCTGAAATCACAACTACCATTAGTGGCAAGAAAGTATATGACCCCCGTACATCAACGACAGCATGGTCAGATAACCCAGCTTTATGCTTAAGGGACTACCTAACGTCCTCTTATGGTATAGCTGAAGACACAGTTAACATTGATGATGCTTTGGTCATTGCTGCTGCTAACGTGTGTGACCAGACTAACACAATCGCTGGTACAACACGTTATACTTGTAATGGTGCTTTCACTACAGCCTCTACACCCTACGACATGATAAATGCCCTCTTGACTTCTATGGATGGTAGCTTGTGGTATGCTCAAGGTAGCTGGAGAATGAAGCCAGCCTATTGGACTGCACCTGTACTTGATCTTAATGAGGATGACTTACGTTCTAGTGTCAGTGTGTCCACACGTCACTCCCGTAGGAATAACTTTAATACTGTCAAGGGTACATTCCGTGGTGAAGAGAGCAACTGGCAGACTACAGACTATCCACAAGTAACTAATGCAGCCTTTGTTGCCGCTGATGGTGGACAGGAGTCCGTAGCTGATGTTGATCTACCATTTACAGATAACTATATTGAAGCTAGGCGCATTGGTAGAATTTCGCTGGAGCGTAACCGACAGCAGCTTACTGTTAATGCTTCCTTTGGGCTAAAGACACTTCAGGTGCAGGTGGGTGATAACATCCGCTTGACTAACTCCCGCTTTGGTTGGGATAACAAAGAGTTTGAAGTTGTCGCTTGGAACTTTGGCCTTACTGACGGCCTTGACCTACAGACACAGATGACCTTACGGGAAACTGCTGAATCTGTATATGATGAAGTTGATGATGGTGTCGTCTACGAAAGAGATAACACAACTCTACCTGACCCTTTTGATGGCCTAGCTATAACTAACCTTTCTGTAGGTGGCGGCGGTAGAACTCAGAGCGATGGTACATTTGTAAGTTCAGCTATACTATCTTGGGACGCAGTGGATAACGCCTTTGTATCTCACTATGAAGTAGAATGGAAACCTACTGCTGACTCAAGCTACTCAAGCACAACAACTGTCGGCAACAGTATTGAGTTGTCACCCATCATTGATGCTGTGGAGTACACCTTTAGGGTTCGTGCTATAACGGTACTTGGTAACGGTGGAGTTATCTCTTCTATCGTTTACACTGTGAGTGGTGACACAACTGCACCAAACGCTCCAACTAACCTTTCTGCCGAAGCTGGCTACAAGTACATTACAGTTAACTTTGATCTTCCTACAGCAGCAGACTTTAACAGAGTTGAGGTTTACGAAGGTACTTCCAGCAATTTTGGCACGGCAGTTAGTATCGGCTTCACTTCTGGTAACACTTTTGTAAGAACTGGCCTTGGTAATGCTGAAACGAGGTACTATTGGATTAGGTCTCAAGATTACAGCGACAACAACTCAGCTTTTGTTGGGCCAGTTAATGCTACAACTTTCCTTGTGGAGGAAGCTGACCTTACCCAAAGTTTGATCGACACTATCAATGCTGCTGGTGTGGATGCTGTAAACTCCCTACCTGCAACTGGTGACTTTGACGGTCAGATTGTGTTCTTACTGACTGACAATACTTTGTACCGTTGGGATGAGACTGGCAGCGCATGGTCTAACGAGCTTTACACTGACATTCAAGACAACTCAGTTACTACTGACAAGTTAGTTGCAAGTGCTGTAGTAGCATCTAAGATTGCTGCTGGTGCTGTAACTGCTGACAAGTTAAATGTTAGTGAGCTTTCAGCAATCACCGCTCAGATTGGTACATTCTCTTCTGCGGCTACGGGTGCTAGGCTCTTACTACAAGACGATAAGATTATTGTGTATGACGCTAGTAATGTTATAAGGGTTAAAATAGGAAACTTGTCTTAATGTCGTATGGTTTTGAAATATTAACAAACCAAGGTCTTGTTGATGTTGCGAATATAAATGTTGCTAGGTTTTTGTCGTCCTACACAAGGACTTCATACAGCGGTTCTTTGACAGAAAGTAACTTCTCAACATCAAACGGATTAGGTCACATATCTTGTGCGACTAATGACGGAAAGATTGTACCAGAGTTTACATGGAACAATTCAACTAAGGTGTTGTCTTGGCAAACACCCGCAGATCAAAGTGGGAGTGGTTTAATACCTCAGAGCCTGTTTAGTACCAACTTCACCTTCAGCTTCTGGGTTTTTGATTAATGGCTTATGGAATAGTAGTAGAAAACCTAAGTGGTCACAAGATTATACAAGACCAACAACCAATCTTTGCCTTAAAGAGGTCTGGAACTCTCTCCCAATATCAGACCACAAATGTAGGAACTGCACCTTACACCGCTCAAGGGTATCCGCACCTATATGGTTACTTGGTCACTGGGTCTAACGCGGAACCTGTTGGGGACGAAGAGTTTTTCATTAAACTTGAGGTTGGTGAGTGGGTATCTTATCACCCTTGGCAGTTGTTTATTAGTGACGGGCAGTCTAATGCTTATACGACACTGGCCTTGAGTCAGCTAACATCAAACAGAAGCTCAAACTTGCCTTATTATGTTTTCGATAGGATGAATAATATTTCTGGTGCAGGTTCTTCAACTGGGTACGGGGCGCAAGTGTTTAATGCCAGCGGGAGTTGTATGTGGGACAGTAACGAGATAACTAATAGGGTTTCTCAAGGGGTTACTGCTACTGGGGGAACAACTGTTAATGTTACTTCTACCGCAAACGCAGTTTCATTACGATCTTGGTACTTAAAGATTACTGGCGGGGGTGGTGCGATTGGCAGAAATGGATATACCTTGGTTAAGAACTGGTACGCAAAAAGAGTTTCTACAACATCTTGGGAGATCGCTATCGGAGATATTGACTACGGGTTTTATCCATATCAAGGAGCTTGGTATAACTTTTCGTCACCAACTACCTTGCTAACTGGGGACGCAAAAGTCTTACTGGCATACACATAGGGGGAAAACGGGATGTATGAGTATTTCTCCACAATAGAAGAAGCTCAAGCCAAAGCCCATGAGATTTATCCAGATAAACAGTTTGAGGTTTCTTTAGGTAGCCCGTGGGTAGAATTTGGCTATATAACAGAAATAGAAACTGGGTACAGGCTTCAGACAAACCTTTGAATAGATAAACCAGAATAAGGATACACTAATGCCCTATAAACTTGGAACACGCAGTCTACAGAACTTGTCGGGTGTTAACCCTGATATGGTCGCTGTAGTTAAGAGAGCAATCGAGATCACTGAGGTTGACTTTACAGTCATCGAAGGTATCCGTCACATCAACCGTCAACGAGAGTTACTCAAGGCTGGTAAGTCAACTACCTTGAACTCACGACATATCACAGGTCATGCTGTAGACATGGTTCCTTATCCTGTCGATTGGGAAGACCTAGAACGCTTTGAGCTTATGGCTGAAGCTATGAAAGAAGCAGCAGAAGAACTCGACATTCCTATCGTATGGGGTGGTGACTGGAAGAGCTTCTATGATGCACCTCACTTTGAACTTGATCGAA